TGCGAACGTAGCCAATGAAGCAGATGATACTGTACCGCTTACGTTAGCTCCTGCTACTGCGTTTGCTGTTGTTGCGAACGTAGCCAATGAAGCAGATGATACTGTACCGCTTACGTTAGCTCCGGGAATAGCTGTTAAGCCAGTTGCTGCTCCGTAATGAGTACCGGTTAAGTTAGCACCGGTGATGTTGCCAGTAACTGCTAATGCACTCAATGTTCCAACTGAAGTAATGTTTGGCTGTGCTGCTGTTGTAACAGTACCTGCAGTAGTAGCTAGAGCCACTGTACCACTTACGTTAGCACCTGCTACTGCATTTGCTGTAGTTGCGAATGCTACTGCTCCACTTACGTTAGCACCTGCTACTGCATTTGCTGTAGTTGCGAATGCTACTGCTCCACTTACGTTAGCACCTGCTACTGCATTTGCTGTAGTTGCGAATGAGGCTAATGTTGCTGCTGCAACTGTACCACTTACGTTAGCACCTGCTACTGCATTTGCTGTAGTTGCGAATGCTACTGCTCCACTTACGTTAGCACCTGCTACTGCATTTGCAGAAGCCGCTACTGTTGCGCTTGAAGCAAGACCACTTAAGGCCCCGACGAATGTGGTCGCTGCAAATGATCCGTTAGCAATATTAGCAGTATAAACTGAATTCGCATATGCGATTGCTGTTCCTGATAATGAATTAGAGAACTGTGCATAAATAACACCCGTTGTTGCAGTAGTGATTGAATCATATGTAGCAACGTTAGCTAATGAAACAGTACCGGTTACGTTAGCACCCGCAATTGCAGACAAGCCTGATCCGTTACCAGTAAATACACCGGTGTTCGACGTGAATGCAGGGGCAGTAATTGTACCACTTGAGTTCAAACTAGTTAGTGTACCAACTGAAGTGATATTTGGTTGTGCGGCAGTTGTAACAGTACCTGCGGTAGTTGCGCTTGTTGCGCTTGTTGCGAGTGGTACAGTACCGGTTACATTAGCACCCGGTATTGAAGTCAACCCGGTTGCTGCTCCGTAGTGAGTACCGGTGACGTTAGCACCAGAGATATTACCTGTTACTGCTAATAGCCCACCGACGTATGCATTGCCGCTGATACCAACCCCGCCTGCTACACGCAATGCACCTGTTGTTGTGTTGGTTGCCACCGTAGTAGGTTCAATATAGAATTGACCGGTCGCATGTATAAAGCGCATTTTCTCATTAGCACCTAAGAAGCCGCCCGTAGCGAATACTAAATCTTTAGTAGTGCCTTGTGAACCGGTAGCAAATACTAAGTTACCGCCGTGTGTGTTAGCAGTATCACCCAATGCGAATACATAACCGTCATTGGGACCTGTAATAGTATAAACAGGATCGTTAAATGCACTGCTAGTAAATCCTATGTCCACCCACGACTGTGAATCAGTACCCGTATCTCCGTATGCTATCCAATCTGATGATCCGGTTGTTGAAGCATTTATAATTGCGGCTTGGATATAAGTTGCACCCGTATTTTTAGCAATTATAACCGGGTTAATAAATGTCGTTGATGCGGCACCTGCACCCACATATAATGCATTACCGATTACCGCATTACCCACTACACCAATACCGCCTGCCGTCTTGATAGAACCAGTTGTGGTGTTTGTTGCTTCTGTAGCAGAAGTTACATTAATAACAGTATTTGCATTGATGGTTGCAGCGTTTATTGTTGTTATGTTGGCAGTAGATATAGTTGCAGTAGTCGTACCCAAATTACCTACGTTTGCATTACCAGTAACTGATAATACACCGCTAGTAACTAAGTTAGCACCAGTTACGTTACCGGTGCCTGTTATAGCAGTACCGGCTATCGTAGTAAAGTTACCTGTATTAGCTATTGTTGCTCCGACTGTTCCGTTATGTGCACCAAATGTTGGTGCGTTGATATTACCTGCACTTATATTAGCAGTGACTGTCAGCGAACCCAACGTTCCTACTGTTGTCAAGCTTGATGTAACAATAGTTGAATTTAATGTTGCACCTGTTAATGTTCCTGCAGGAGCGATAACTACTGATGTACTTGCGATAGTTAATTGACCTTGTTGATTAACAGTGAATGCAGGGATAGCAGTAGAACCACCGTATGATGCCGGAGTTACTGTTGTGTTAGCAATACTAAACACCGTGCCCGCTAATGTAAGACCGGTACCAGCCGAGTATGTGCCAGCTCCGGAGAACTGAGTGAATGTGATAGGATCTGTTCCTACTATAATATATTCACCGGGCATGCCTGTACCGATAGAAGTTACTGTCCAACCTGAGTTAGCCTGAGTACTACCTTCTTGAATAAACGTAAAGTCTCCGGCTGTTATTTCTGATAGAGGATTGTTTCCGTCAAAGTCAGTTGCACGAGTTAGTATCCAAGGTGACGAACCTGCAGAACCCAAACTTGATACAACATATATACCATTTTGTAGAGTAGATGCCTGATTCTTTACAAGAATACGATATCCAACTTGTATACTAGGATAAGCATCAATATTAGGTAATATTACATTAGTAGTAGCTGTTAGCGTTGCATTAAAACCACTGGTGCCGTTATTATAATTAGCAGTTAGTGCGTCAGTGGTTGCCACTTGACACGCAGCTTTAACGCTTAGATTACTAGCAGTTGCATCTACATATGCTTTCGTAGCAGCATCAGTTGCATTAATAGGGTCTATTAAACTAGTAATACGCTTAGATGAAACATCAACTGTACCGTTCCCTGTTGGTACTAATGAAATATTTTGATCAGTACCTGTTGCAGTAATTGTGACACCAGTCGTTCTACCTAGAATGTTATTTGTTACAACATTCGCATTAGATGTTATATTGCCGGTGCCGACTACTAATCCAACTGTGCTTAGATTACCAACCGCTGCATTACCAGTTACTGATAGCGAGCCAGCAGTTATTATGTTACCGCCAGTTATATTACCACTAGCAACGATTAATCCAGTTGTACCTAGATTACCTACGTTTGCATTACCAGTTGCTGATAATGCACCACCTGTTACTAAGTTTCCGCCAGTAACATTGCCAGTTGCTGATAATGCACCACCTGTTACTAAGTTTCCGCCAGTAACATTACCAGTTGCTGATACAAGACCACTTGTTACTAAGTTTCCACCAGTAACATTGCCTGTTACAGTGACGTTTCCACCTGTATGTGAGGTTGCACTAATGTTACCAACTGATGCATTACCGGTAACTGATAAATTACCCGCAGTAACTAGATTACCAGCGGTTATATTACCGGTAGCAACAATCAATCCAGTTGTACCTAAATTACCCACGTTTGCATTAGATGTTACTAGTAATAATCCATTTGAATATAAATTACCTGCTTGCACATTAGAAGTTACTGCCAATGAAAGCAATGTCCCCACAGAAGTAATATTTGGCTGAGCACCTGTCAATAGTGTAGCTGATGAGAAATTAGCAATTAATAAGTTACCTGCATTTACGTTACCGGCTGACATGTTACCAGTAACTGACAAGGTAGTCAATGTGCCTGTACTAGTAATATTCGGTTGGGCAGCAGTTGTTAATGTGCCCAGAAGATAATTAGCACGTACTAAGTTACCACCCGACACGTTTCCAGAGTTAATATTACCCGATACAATCAATGAACTTAGTGTTCCCACGCTAGTAATATTAGGTTGGGCATTAGTAGTTAATACACCCGTCAAGAAATTCGCACTTATTGCATTTGCACCACTAATATTACCGGCTGTCATATTACCAATTAGTGCTAGTAAGTTACCGGTAAATGTTAAGTTAGGACTTGCACCGAAGATACCATTATTGTTGAATTGAACTTGTGTAGGTGATCCGGCCACTGGACTAAATGCACCTGATGTCCAGGTAAGATTGCCTGCCCCGTCAGTTGTTAAGTAAGTATTTAAACTACCGCCTGAAATTTTTATATTACCTACAGCATTCAAATCAGAGATACCGCTAACTGTCAGTGAACTTAATGCACCCAGTGAAGTAATATCAGGTTGTGCATTAGTTAATACTGTACCTATAAATTGCCCCGAAAAGTAATTTGCTGCTATATTACTTGCTACTATATTACCAACGACAGTTAAATTACTAGACAGAGTAGAAAGAGTATTAGTCATTACTAATACATTATTAATTCCGGCGATTCCGAACGTAATATTTCCCGATGCTGCTACTACAATATTACTTCCATCATTAGTGATGTTTGTACCTGCGTTCAGGTTAGTAATATATTGACCACTACCCACAAAATAGTTCGCTGTTACTGCATTACCTAAATTAGCATTACCGGATGATATGTTACCTGTTACCACTAGAGCAGATAATGTACCTGTACTGGTGATATTCGGCTGCGCTGCTGTTGTTACGGTACCTACTGTGCCCGCACTTACTGCATATGTTGCATTAGCTACCGTACCGGTTACATTAGCACCTGGAATTGAAGTCAAGCCAGTTGCTGCGCCATAATGAGTACCAGTTAAATTAGCACCAGAAATGTTACCTGTTACTGCTAGTGCAGATAAAGTACCGACAGACGTGATATTTGGCTGTGCAGCAGTTGTTAATGCGCCGGCGACATAATTTGCTGCTAGTAAGTTACCTGCATTTATATTACCACCTGCGATATTACCTGACACAATTAATGCAGATAATGTTCCTGTACTAGTAATATTTGGTTGTGCGGCAGTTGTAACAGTACCTGCGGCAGTTGCACTACCTGCAGTTGTTGCGCTTGTTGCGAGTGGTACAGTACCGGTTACATTAGCGCCCGGAATAGCTGTTAAGCCGGTTGCTGCTCCGTAGTGAGTTCCAGTTAAGTTGGCGCCAGAGATGTTACCTGTTACTGCTAGTGCAGTTAAAGTACCAACAGACGTAATATTTGGCTGTGCATTAGTTGTTAATGTGCCCTGAAGATAAGATGCTGCTACTAAGTTGCCGCCTGCAACATTACCGGCATTCACATTACCTGACACAATTAATGCAGATAATGTTCCTGTACTAGTAATATTTGGTTGTGCGGCAGTTGTAACAGTACCGGCAGTAGCGGCTGTTGTAGCGCTACCTGCGGTAGTAGCGCTTGTTGCGAGTGGTACAGTACCGGTTACGTTAGCACCCGGGATTGAAGTCAACCCGGTGGCTGCTCCGTAATGAGTTCCAGTTAAGTTGGCGCCAGAGATGTTACCTGTTACTGCTAATGCGCTCAATGTTCCGACAGACGTAATGTTTGGTTGTGCTGCTGTTGTGACGGTACCTGCTGTAGTAGCAATACCTGCTGTAGTAGCACTTGTTGCAAGTGGTACTGTACCGGTTACATTAGCACCTGGGATTGAAGTCAATCCGGAAGCTGCTCCGTAATGCGTTCCAGTTAAGTTAGCACCAGAGATATTACCTGTTACTGCTAATGCAGATAAAGTACCTGTACTAGTGATGTTTGGCTGTGCAGCAGTTGTAACTGTACCTGCAGTTGTTGCACTACCTGCACTTGTTGCACTACCTGCACTTAGTGCGTATGTCGCATTAGCAACAGTACCTGATATATTTGCGGCGGGCAAGAATGATAGACCAGTTCCTGCACCAGTGAATACCGCTGCTGATAGGTTACCAGTAATAGTTGCGTTACCTGTCACTGAGAGATTACCGGCCGTTGATAAGTTGCCGGCTGTTACTGTACCGGTAACTGATAGGGTAGATAAAGTACCTGTACTAGTGATGTTTGGCTGTGCAGCAGTTGTAACTGTACCTGCGGTAGTTGCACTTGTTGCACTTGTTGCGAGTGGTACTGTACCGGTTACATTAGCACCCGGTATTGAAGTCAACCCAGTTGCTGCTCCATAGAATATTGCATTTACTGCGGTTGCATTAACGTTACCGGTAACCGCTAACACATCACCATTAAAGGTTAAATTCGCACTCGCACCGGCATTGCCGTTATTATTAAATATGACTTGTGTATCTGCTCCGGGAACAACAATGTTACCTGAAATATTACCCGATACGTTACCCAAGAACCACGGTGCAGAAATATTGCCGCTAGCGGAAAGTCCGGTCAAAGTTCCAACAGACGTGATATTTGGCTGTGCAGCAGTTGTGACAGCGCCGGCCGTAGTTGCTGCACCAGTCAATGCACCAGTGAAGGTAGTTGCTGATACATTGCCTGCTGATATATTGCCGGTAACTGCTAATGCGCTTAAAGTCCCTGTGCTAGTGATGTTTGGCTGTGCTGCTGTTGTGACAGTACCTGCTGTAGTTGCACTACCGGCCGTACCCGCACTTACTGCATATGTTGCGTTAGCAACAGTACCGATTACATTAGCGCCCGGAATTGAGGTCAATCCAGTAGCTGCTCCGTAATGTGTACCTGTCAAGTTGGCACCTGAGATATTACCAGTTACTGCTAGAGCAGACAATGTTCCAACTGAAGTAATATTTGGTTGTGCCGCTGTCGTTACAGTGCCTGCTGTCGTTGCACTACCTGCTGTGGTTGCGCTTGTTGCAAGTGGTACAGTACCGGTTACGTTTGCACCAGGAATTGAAGTCAACCCGGTAGCTGCTCCGTAATGAATACCGGTTAAGTTAGCACCAGAGATGTTACCTGTTACTGCTAGTGCAGTCAATGTTCCAACTGAAGTAATGTTCGATTGCGCAGCAGTTGTTAGCGTGCCTGTTACATACGTTGCTGTTAGTAAGTTACCTGCATTTACATTGCCGGCTGTTATATTGCCGGTAACTGCTAATGCGCTTAACGTTCCTGTACTAGTAATATTCGGCTGTGCAGCAGTTGTAACTGTGCCTGCTGTCGTTGCACTACCCGCAGTTGTTGCACTGCCTGCACTTACTGCATATGTTGCATTAGCAACAGTACCGGTTACATTAGCGCCCGGAATTGAGGTCAATCCAGTAGCTGCTCCGTAATGTGTACCTGTCAAGTTGGCACCTGAGATATTACCTGTTACTGCTAGCGCAGATAAAGTACCAACTGATGTAATATTTGGTTGCGCAGCAGTTGTAACTGTACCTGCAGTTGTCGCTGCACCAGTTAATGCACCAGTGAAGGTAGTTGCTGATACATTGCCTGCTGATATATTGCCGGTAACTGATAGAGTAGTTAACGTACCAACTGAAGTGATGTTCGGCTGTGCGTTAGTTGTTACTGTGCCGGATTTAACTGCGGTTGTTGCATTGGCAACAGTACCGGTTACGTTTGCACCTGGTATAGATGTTAAACCAGTAGCTGCACCATAGAACGTTGAATTTACGTTTCCGGCTGAAATATTACCTGTAACTGCTAGTGCTGTCAAAGTTCCTGTACTAGTGATATTTGGTTGTGCTGCTGTTGTTACAGTACCTGCTGTCGTTGCGGCGCCTTGAACTGCACCTATAAAGTAAGGAGCAGTTATATTACCGACTGATCCTATGCCACCACTATTTACTGATAGACCGACTAATGTACCAACTGAAGTAATGTTAGGTTGCGCATTCGAGTTAGCAGTTAACGTACCGTTAAAGCTTGCTAATCCGGTGCCAGGTGCTGCAAATAAATTTGAATAAACTGTATTTGGGTTTATATCTATGACCAATACTTGACCCGATGATGTTATCGTGGCTGATGTACTACCGTTGCTCCCGCGGCCAATACTTAACGAACTTGTACTTACTTGTACACACGCAATATTTGCCGTGACAATTACATTACCGGTGGGCTGACTAACTGTTATTCCCGCGCCGGGTGTTTTATTTATGGAGGTAACGCCTACACCTGTTGTAACAGCAAACACTTCATCAAAGTTCTCTTGTACTTTTTGAAAGGCTGTTCGTATTGCATCTGCGCTAGGATCATCAGGAAATGATCCGAAGTCTATATTTTGCTGGCTCATGGTTGTACTTTCTTATCAAGTATTTATCGTTTGCTTTAAAAGGATGTAGCCAAAAAAATACCCGAGAGACTCGGGTATTTAAAGTACTACTTACGCTTATTGTTATTATAGTCCACTAAGCTTCTTAAAATCTGAAAGCAAATCTGAAGATTCTTTCATCGGAGTAGAAGCAATCGTAACTGGATTGCCAACTGACTGTGTACGTTTCTTGCCATTCAATCCACCAGTAATGATGTTAGTCATGAAATCGATATCAGTTTGAAATTTGTCATCATCACTGTTAGCATACGCTTCGTCTAACTCTTCTTCTTCTTCAGGTTCTTCTTCCTGTGCGCTTTGAGTTTGACCATCTGCTGCTGCTAGTGCTGAATCTTCACTACTTTCTTCTGCACCGGCTTGTGCTACATTATCATCTTCAGAAACTTCAAATTCTCTTTGATTTTCTGTTTCCGTTTCGTCAACTACTTCTTCAGCACCACATTCACATTCACTGCTACCGCAATCACCGCAAACTTCTTCTTCGGTGCCGTGTTCATGTTCAACACTTTCTTCGTCAGCATAGTCTTCACTTGACTCTGGTTCTGCTTGACCTGTCATCTTACGAATAAGAGATAACATACCATCATGATCATCGACTACTTCAACGTCAGCAGGACCAGAAGAGGTTACTGTTGATGGCATGCTCATTCCACCTGTTGATTGACCTTCGTCATCACCACCAAATAGACCTAAACCTGCGCTCTTAACTAGTGAAAGCAATTGTTCAGCGTCTGCATCTGATGCATTGATGCTAACTGAATCAGGTGAACCTTGTTGGCCTTTGCTGATAGAAACGGTCATGCCTTCAGTGATATCTTCATTCAACAATGAATCTAACTGTGTGCTCCAGCTTTCAAACTGAGGATTCTTTGGCTTGCTTGCAAACTTATCATAGATACGATCAGTCATTGCAGCGATAGGATCTTTGCTCCACGGAGTCTGTGTAGGTTTTGCAGGAACAGCAATAAATCGTGATGGCTTGCTATCCATACCGTGTGTAGTAAAGTCTTCTTTTGAACCTTCATCTAATTCAGGTTCGATGTGATCATGCACATCATTATTGAAACGATCTGATACCCATTCGTACGGATCACCATCACGCGCCTTCATTGTGCCGTAAGGCATTTCACCTGAATTAGCATAGTAGTCATATAATGCATCAAACAAATCGCTATCTAAGTCATCACCTGCAACAAAGTTCTTTACTTCGTGCTTGAATGTATTAATGATGTGCGCTAGTGTGTCAGCAGATTCCATGATCTTGCTTTCTTTAACTGGCTTTTTAGCTTCTGGCTTGTCTTTCATAGCTGCTCTCATGTCAGCCTTAGTCTTACCATATTGCTTTTTAAAGTCAGCTTCTGAATAATTTTTATCTTTAAGAGCAGCATCTAGTTCAGACATTTTGCTTTCTGAAACTTTCTTAGCTTGACCTTTCCACATTGCAGCAGCAGCGACAGCTTTGGGATCTTTAGCACCTGACTTAGCAGCGGCTTTTTCAACTTTAGCAAAGCCTTTGCCTGGCTTACCGATATCTTCGCCGGCTTTAGCTTTTTTAACTACAGATGATTTTTCACCTTTAGTCATGCCTGCACTTGGCTTCTTTGCTTCTTCGACCGGCTTAGCTTCTTTATCTTTGACGGCCTTCTTGAAAGATTCTTTTTTGTTGCCGTCTTTATCAACGTCCAGGAAGTCTGGTTTAGCTTTCTTAGCTTCATTAGTCTTTTGACCCTGTGGACGAGTACGTGCAAGAGTACGATTGAATTCATCATCTGCATCTTTAGTACGTGCATAACCTTCATCATCTTCACGTTCACGTTTGCCCCAGTTTTCTGCGCCGCCATAATCACCTTCGTAGTCACTGGAATTAGAATCCCACTTGCCACGACCGGTGGCTTCGTCAACTTCTTCTTCTTTAGCAGCAGTCTCTGCCTTAGCAGTACCACGAGCATCTTCTTTATCATCAGTGAAGTAATCAGCATCAGCCATGTGCTTACCGTTTTGATAGAACTTGACCGTGTACTCACCTAAATCTTTATTGAAGAAAATACGTGCTGTCTTTCCAGTGGCTTCTTCACCTAGTGTCTTAGTAGGATCAGTTAAAGTAACATCGCCCTTAGTCATCATAGCAGCAGCTTGCGGAGTTGCAGCAGTTGCAACTTGTTGGCCTTGTGCATTCTTAATTGCTGTCGCGCCTGCCATTGGAGTAGCAGTTAATGCACCCGGTAATGTTGCTTCATTGATGGCCGGTTCATATGATTCGATCCAGTCTTTAAGAGTTCTATTGCTCTTTGTCTTTGGAAGTTTTTCAACAGCTTTGCTTGGTTTGTTGCCAATCATAAAGCTTTGTAGAGCAGCAGCATTAGCATACTTTTTACTATCGCCTTCGCCTGAATCTGTCTTAGGAGGACGACCGCGGCCGCGCTTTTCAGTTGTTGCGGCAGCAGCTTTTTTCTTTTTAGAAATTGCAGCTAGATCATCAGTATCACCTTGATATTCAGTACCGTAAGTACCTTTGTGCTTGATATTAGCAGATTTTTGGCCTACTGAATCAGCGGGTTTGTTCTTCCAATCAAATGCATTAGCAGCTTCATTGATATTAGTTTTGGTAGTATCGGCGTTTTGTAGCTCTGAGAGCTTTTTTAACATGTCTTTCATTTCATAATCCTTTTATTATTTAGCCGATGCACCAGTTTGTGGTTTCGGTGATCTTGTCATCTTGCTCATTGGGCTTAGTATGCCTGCTTTGTCAGCAACCGGTTGTTTGAATGGATCAAACGATGATGGAGTCTTTGTACCTTCATACGGAATATCAATCTTAGAGTCTTCGGCTTGTTTCTTAATGCTGTCCAAGTATGAATCACCGTAAGCTTTAGCAGCGTCTTTACCGTTATCTTCCAATTCAGGGTGATTTAGTAAAGGATTGTGATCGACTTGATTGGCATAGCCTTCGGCTTCGCTATTGATACTATCATCAAAATCAGTAGTAATAACACGAACCATATTGATGTTGTAGCCAAGTAACTGTGCAATTTGCTGAATCATTGGCTCAGTTGCCGGGTATCTAAACACTGCTTTGATGATTGTTATTTGTTCGTTCTTTAACTCAGGGAAACCGTACGGGCTTTTCTGAATAGGAGTATTAACAGGATCAGCAATGGTGATTGGATCGAACTTATTAAGATTGTACTTGAACATGTCAATAAAATTCTTATCAACATCACCGGCAATCTTAATTGTGTATTTGTAGCTGCGCACCGATTCGGTGATAAAATGCTTTAAACTTTTCATTGATTATTCCTCATATATTATTTATCATTCGGTCGATGTTTTCGTAGCTAACATTTTCAATAACTCGTTGCGGTCTAATATCTTCATATCACCGAGGGGAGTAGCTTCAATTTCCTCAGTAGTTGCACTAGTTTTTTGATCTAATGCTGCCTTCTTTAACTGTAGCTCAATCATTTTGATCTTTTTGTTTAACTTTGCTGTTTTTGCAGTCAACGCATGGCCTAACATAGTAGCTGCTACACCAAATATTTCGCTTGAAAAACGACTATCAACTTGCATACCCAAGTCAGACAAGTCTTTATAACTATCGATTGCCATCTTAGCAATTTCATCTAACTCTACATCACTTGACTCTAATCCTCGTACCTGAGGTAATGCATTTTCAATCTTTTCTAGATTGGTAAGTGCAGTAGTAGCAATAAGATCCACATCGTCCGGGATGGGAATGGTTAGATCGATTCTAGCCTCGGCTGCTAACTCAAATAATTCGGATAATTTTTTTGTCATATAATATACTACTATTTATCTTATCTTGCTTTGCCATTATGAAAAATGTCAAACTCAGTTAACACTCTAAATACGTATCCTTGATGTTTACAGTAAGCCATTGCCGCTTGCCATTTAGCATGATTAACTGCTACTACCATTTTAGCCCCGGCGGTTTGTTTACCCTCAATAACACTTTGTTTCTTGGGCTTGATTTCAACTACTTCAGCAATCTTTTTACCAAATTTATTTTGATATACTACAAAGAAATCCGGGATATACATAGATGCTTTACCGGTAACCGGGTTTTTATACGGGATACTAATCGCTTCACTAGCCCAATATAATACACTACTGTTCGAATCACAGAAATTCATGAATGTAAGCTCCCATCCGCTTCGATAACGAGGGGCCCGTTTACCTATGTACTTGGCTGTGTTTTTGGGTGTGAATATCCCGGTCGCATATTTTGCCATGATTATTGCACGATATTACGTGCTACAGGTTGATTCGCCTGTGGGATAATACTAACACCGTATAGCGTTGTTTTAGATTTAAAGCTATTAAGATAGTACGTCAAAATTCTATTCATCTCCATCTTAGTAGTTCCCTTGATATAACCAAGTAAATCTAATACGGGGATTTTAGTTTCTTGTGAGATTCTAAATAATGATACAGTGAAGTTATCGGCGATAGAACGACTTTTAGATACAGATTGAAAATAGCTATTCACAATATCGTATGCGTCGCCGTTAATTTTCAAATCAAATGAGTAAAATGCATCAAAAATGCTAACTGTTCTATCGATTGATGTCCGCGCATCTATAATTTTAGCCATAAATATATTCCTTTATGCTATTTATGCGTTACTTAGTTACCGTAATTACTCTTGGTGGGGTTACTAAGGCACCGTTAGTTGCAGTAGTACCGCCTGTTGCTCCGGCTACAGGGAATTGGAATAGTATATTTCTATTCGGGGTTTGTACCACTGCGTTAGTAATACCCGCGAGCACTTCAGATTTTGCAACTTGTGCCAAATTAACATTTTTAAATGTGTTGTATGCTGTACCTGCAGCCTGTACGGCTCCGAGGATATTAATATTACCATTCTCATCAGGGGTTAAGTCATTCAGTATACCGCCTGCTGCATCTACTAGACCACCCTGACCTAGTATCGACGCCTGTGAACCGGGTTTTGATATAGGGCTTACCGTTCGGTCATATGTGGCTTGGTCACCGAAGCCGGTGACTATCTGTCCGGGATTATTACCACTTATAGCACCTTCGTAATACTTCACTGTTTCATAATCAAGTGACATAGTATTCTCCATTGTACCTGATCCTTCAGCATAACTATGTGTGTCATGACCGAATCTAGTAATAATGGGATTAATCAAAGAGTATGCTGCATAGTTATGCTGATTCATACTGAATATAGTAATATTCTTAAAGAATGGTTCTTTGGTTTGAGTAAGAGACTTTAGTGACGGTTCACCTGAAAATCCCCAATCAGCATTACCGGTTGTTGACTTGTCGTATATATTACGTTTCACGTATTCAGGAGCAGGTACTATCTGAGATGATCCCGGACCACCTGAGTTCACCTTCGTCGCATCAGAATAATAATAAGTGTAGTACGCATACCACATGTTTCTAATTGCATTGCCACGATCATCATGGAATGCAATATCAACTGCTTCATACTTTATTTTTGTTTGTACAATGCGTTTGCGATTGTACTGATTCAAGTCATGTGTAGTGAATGAGTAGCTAGGAAGCTTCACAGTCTTAACTTCTAAACCGAAATTAGTTCCCTGTGCAAGACCAACATTATATGCTAGGGGATTTATATCAAAGTACACGTGGAATAAGAATTTTAACTTAGGTGCGTTTTGATATGCGGTTGGTCTAAACGTCTTTGCTGCGTGTTCCCAATCACGTAGGTAATCGCTGCCGAAGAATGCTCCGGCAGCGTCCTGAAGTACATTCTGAAAGAATCCAGACATTACTTAGTTATCAATTATTGACCGATACCTGTTACTGATGATCCGCCGAATGCGCGACCAACTGATGTACCAACTCCGCCACCCAATGGGGACTGAACCGCATTGTCGAAACGAATTGATAGACCAACAGTAACTACGTCTGATGTTGCATAGTTCAATGTGTTATAGTTAGCTGATACCAAGAAACATCCGTATAGTTCCCAAGTTTCTAATACTACCGGAGCAAGAGTACCGTTACCACCATCAAGAATTTCGATGTTAGTTTGGAATTTGTAATCTTGACCTGTTGCAGCACTTGCTTGCTCTACGAAGTCCAATTGCTTTTGCAACTGTTGACCGATAGACTTAGAAACACCCCCCTGGGCATCATCTCTAATGTTAACTGTCATTGGTGCCCATGAATGCTTGCCCGCCAAGTACATAGTCGAGTTGTAGATCGGTAATGTAATTTCAGCGAATGTCAAGTTTGGACGTGAGCAATCGATAACTTGCTTTGTTAGTTCTAGCGCCGAACCCACACCAAAATTCAAGAAATTAACTCTGAATCTGTACTGTAGCTTTGGCATTAATAGACCTTGATTGCCACCAGCATTATCTGCTGAGACGGTCATATTAAATAATGATTGTGAGGCTGTTGCCATATAAAATTCTCCTATTAGTATTATTTATCAATAAAATAGACACCCGATTAAGGGTGTCTATTTTTTATTACTTGTTCTTCAATTCACCTGTGTTCAAGATACGAACAGGGATGTAAATGAATTCTGCTGCCTTAACTGGCTCGATTGCAACGTCAATCCAAAGTTCGTTACGGTCAATTCTAGCAGGAGTGTTATTTGAATCATCACACACGACAAGATAATCATAAACACCACGTTTAGCAACTAAGTCTACTAACAATGTTTGAACAACACCAGCTATTTGCTGACGTGTCAATGAGTCATTGGGCTCGAACACGAACGGACGTGCAGCTAATGTCAGTTGTCTACGGATATAAGCAACTAAACGAGCAACGTTTGTTCTATCTAATGCACTTGATGATGCGAAACTTGTCTTGTTACCATAATTCAATAGGCCGACACCAGTGAAGAACACTAGCGGGTTAATTTCATTAGCATACAACACATCACGAATACCCAAACGAGTCTTGATAGTGATAAACTCACCGGATTGACCATCTAAGTAACCGATGTTAGTAGCATTATCAATAGTACCGCGACGAGTACCTGCTGCCGCTAACCAAGGATAAGAAATGTTATCACTACGGATAAACGTTCTTAGCATCATGTGTGAAGCGGGAACTGCAACTAAATTACCTGACAAGTCAGTTGTAATACCACTTGGATAGAACAGACCTAAGTATGTGTCACGTGTTACGCAACCTGCTTCACCAGTTGATGTTGCGCCGGCAGCATTGTTAGCCCATGCAGTGATTGCAGTAGCATCGTCCGGTAAACGCAACGGTGTATCACCTAGAATGTAACCTGTATCACCACGATCATTGTTTAACGTGACCATGTTAGGTTGTAGTTCTGGGTAGTTAGGAGTAGCCATCAATGTGAATGCATTATCTTCATCACGAATATCAGTATTAGTAGCAACGATTGCATTCAATGCCTGAACAACTACAGCACGTTGTGCTTTACGACCCATGAAAGGTGAACCATTTGACTGATTACCGCTGATAGTTACCCATGCAGCTGCCTGAGCAGGAAGTACATCACCTGCAAAGTCAGTTGAGTTAAAGTAGTTAGACTTGTATTGCTTGACGTTATAACCTGAACGGCGTGTGTTAAACAATAACATACCTTGTGGATATAGAGTTGCTACAGGAGCATCCAAATCTAAGTAATTGCTTTGTAGCAATGTAGGGATAGTTGCAATAGGATCATCAGTAGGACTTACTGTGCCTGAAGTTGCCCAACGAGCATCAGCAAATACGATACCATTTGAACTTACTTGGTTTGCATTATCTATTAGAACCCACTGATTAACAGTGTTCACTGATTCCCAACGAGAAATAACAGGATACAATTCTAAATCACTAGTGTTAAGCCATAAATCACCGTATACTAATACAGAACCATCACTTTGTGTAGTAGGTGCTGTGGCAGCAATGATAGGACCATTAGGGTCAGTTGCATTAACACCAGTAGCAGCAGGGTGACCTGAACTATCATATGATGTTTTACCGTAACCGATCCATGCACCACCTTTTTGTACCATGATATCAACTTGATCGATAACACTGAAGAACCAATTTGTATCATTAGCAGGAGCAACAGTAGGAGCGCCCTCATTTGAAACATAGTCAAGCTGCACCCAGTTACTTAACTGAGTAGTGAATGTTGCAGATGGTATACCTGAAACAAAAGTTACTGCTGCTACAGTTCCACCACCTGAAACTGCGGTGGCGCGAACTACCAAGTCATTACCAGGAGTTGTTCCACCCAACTGAGTACCAAGTACCGTAATTAAATCACCAACTGAGTAACCTGTTCCGCCAAAGCTTACACCCGTACCATTTAATATATAGCTCTTATTAACAGATAGAACTGTAATAGTAGCATTTACACCAACTGCAGGAACAACATTCGCTACCTGAAAGTTTGCTTGTGTTGAAGGACCAAATTTAGAACCAGTCACTGTACCAATTGTAAAGCCTGCTGCTGCAATAATACCATTTGACACACCTGTTGAGTTGTTAGACCCGTCAACTGTATCATCCATAACAATCTCGCCACCTTCGGTGTGAGTAAGTTGAATAGCACCATCAGTTGTGATAGAAGCAGTAGTGTACAAGATATTGGATTGTTGCCATGCTGTTACAAACTGAACTGCTGAAGCTGCACTTGAAATAGTAATGTTATACGGAGAAGATAACTGAGTACTACCCGGTGCGCTTACACGAACTGACACGTGATTTGTACCAGACGGGAATACAGGGGAAACAATCGAACCAGTAACGACAGTAGCACCGGTAGCTAGGCGTTCCCATAGATATAACGGAGCAGATATTACAGTAGAGTCATATTCATATTGACCGTATACTGAACCTGCAGGAATTGCTTTTCCACCAGTAGCATCAAGAGTTGAACTTACTGCCCAATCACTAACGTCAAGTGAGACATTTTTATTAATCCACAAGTTTGTAGTGGCGTTAAATGTTGATACAACAGGAGATAAACCGTTACCAGCAGCACCAACCTTGACCCATACTGAACCAGTTGGTCTCGGATATGATTGACTTGAAGTCCATAGTGGCATTTCAGCAGAACTACCGTATGCCGTAGTCGGCTGATAGTAATTACCTGTAGTAATACCTAAGTCAGCCAATACAGTGCCAAATCCACTAGTAATTGATAGATATTTAGCTTGTGCAGGGTCTGTTAAGTCTATACCAATTTCCTGTGATGAATAAATTACCAATTTACCGCTTACGTTAGCAGCATTAACATAGGTCCAACCTAATGCATTGATTTCTGCTGCAATACCGGAAACAGTATTATTTGTTGCTGCCGGTACAGTAATAAGAGCAGAATTTGTGCTGTCAATTGAAAGAGTAAACGTATCACCGACATTCAATGTGGGATTAGATTGAGTACCTTGAATTGTGGGTAACGATGAGCGCCATGCTTTACCACCCAATGCAACCCAAGTGTTGTAGATATTTTTGAACCAATAAGTTCTAGTAGATGCACTAGGAGCGGTTGTGATTTCTAACGAATTTATAGCATAGTCACCAATGTTACCTATACTAGCTAGAGGGGAACCGCTACCTGAAAGATTTGCCGGGTCAGTAATTACGATAGGCGTCTGCGCAGTGAATTTACCAGTAGTTGCATTGAATTGATAGATGCCCCATGTTGACATAGTGGCGTCTAACCAGTTTGTCCCGGCGTCAGGGAATCCAACAGGACGACCAGTGTGACCGACTAAACTAGCCAAATCAATATCAGCACGTAGAACATAACAACGATTTGTTACACCTAGTACGGAGTAAGCAGCTAATAGACCATATTCGTTAAGCTCATAACCTTGAATAGGGGTACCGTTAGTTGTTGTATAGAAGAAGGGTGACCCATACAAATTAACCAAGTCACGTTGACTTGTTATTTGATATAGTTTGCCTGCATTAGCTGCGGTAGTTGCTGCTGCAACACCCGTGCCGGATGCGTCTGCTTTATTTTGTGCAGTAGCTAATATAACAAGTGGTACTGTACCACCAGCAGCCGGTAAATATTGGCTCTGGTCAATGATTGTTACTTCTACGCCTGGAGATGTTAATGACATTTTTATTTTTCCTTTATGTAAGATTATGAGGTTTACAACCCTAAATGCATACTATTATTTAGTAAAAAAACAAAAAAAGAGAGATTAACCGTGCCTTCGAAGGTTATTTTGAGTTAAATACAAGATGACTAGACCTATTTGTAAAACATGCAACAAAAATTCATGTGCAGTGAACTATAACCGAAACGGAGTGACTCACTATAGAAGCATATGTGATGAATGTGGCAGGAAGAAAGCTAAACTCAAACCTAGAAAGCCGTTATGGCAGAAGGGTAGGTACAAAAAGAAAGCCAAGTGCGACTTATGTGGCTTTATCAGTACCTACCCCTCTCAGATTACGGTCTTTCACATTGACGGTAACCTCGAAAATATTGAATTAATCAATTTACGCAGTATTTGTTTGAACTGTGTTGAAGTAGTCAAGCGTAAAGAAATTAACTGGAAGCGCGGTGATCTATCCGTTGATTATTAATTCAATTGCTTTGTGTAGTTCATCGATAGTACCGTTGTTGTCTAGGTGAATATCGTATTCTAATCCAACGCTACTGTACTCACTTGCATGGATACCTTGATTCATTAATCGATTTTTAGCAGGTGTCCACTCATTGGGTTTTTGATTTGCTTCTACTGCATCATCATACCATATGGGCTGCGGGCCACGATATACCCGAACTGTTTTGCCACCTGCGAATTTAATACCGTCGATTTCATTGATAAAGCGACAGTCAGTGATAACAATGTCTTCCTGACTATTCATTAGCTTATGTTCGACACTAGCAACCCAGATATCATTATGAAATCCCTGTCTACAAACTTCAGTACCCCAATGCTGTAGAATAAGTCTAGGTGTTAGATCAGGGATATCGAGTCTATCCGCCCACCAAGTATCAATTTGGTCTCGCCACTCTCTACTGCTCTTTGTAGCACCCTCAAGCAATTCTCTATCCCATCCAAAGACAGAGGCAACTGCATCTTTTAATGATGATGCAAAACTTATTTTCTTATACCCATGAAATGTGGTAAGGTAGTTGGCAACAGTATCTTTGCCACTCCCGATTAGCCCGGTGATTCCTATAATCATTTCTAATACTCCTGTAATACTCTGAGTATATCACAACACTGTCACAAAATAAAGTGTTTTAGGTTAGTAATCTGAACTATGTTCACCATAACTATCTGACTTCATTGTCCCTACATATGCAGGGATTGTTTTATAGCCCAAGTTATAGTAAGCATTGGCACGATGAGTTCCATCAATAATAGATTTACGAATAGGATCAAAAATTATCGGGGGCATAGTATGCCGAGACTTGACAATCTTTTTCATATGCTGAGTAACACGGTCGTCATCTAAATCCCATTCACTAAGTTTAATGTTACTAATCGGTAAATCAACTAACTTATACTGATCAAACCAATAAATTCGGTCAGTCAAATCACCTTCTCCTAAATCATTATATGTATGGTGTATACTTTTGCCAAATTATGTATGTAACTTGAATCTACTATAATTGAATCTTCGCGGAGAACTTCTCTAATCCTCATGCTTAACCTTGTACCCAAGTTAGTGGTTGTGAATAATCGACAAAGCGTTTCAAGTCTTCTAATAGCGTAAGTTGCATTTTTTCACTATCAGCCTTCATGGCTGAACCGTTCAATGTGGTTCCGCCGCTGGGCCCAGCGATACTTGCAAACTTCTCACGTGAATCACCGATAATACCCTTGAGTATAGCTAATGTCCAGTCACCAATCCATACCCCGGATCCATTGTCTTTAAGTAAGACTTCTTCCGGCTTCAATACGTCAGCCCAGATAAGAATCTTCTCACCGGTTGACTTCGGATCACGTACTATACGCAACACTTTGGTAACAGGATTGAAGGTGTATACTACATAACCACCGAACATACGTGCGGCTAATTCAACATAACCAGCATACAAGTCATACGTTGCCATACCACCTGCATGATTATAGTTAAGCAAATATGTGTTTAAAATAGCACTTGAGAAAGGATCAAATGATGATGATGCGGGGCCAGTGTCTAGACCAACGGTGCGTCTGAATAAAGACCGAACATTAATAAACTGCTCAGGTAACGTATAAATGTCTACGTTTTTTTCTGTGGTAAGTAATGTGTATGTTTCTTCTGTAGCATTTTGCGCACGTTGACGATACACTTTAATAGCGTACTGATAAGCTGCTTCGTAGTGTTCAGGATCGATTTCCAAATCAATAATGCCAGACCCTAATCTGTAACTGAGGTTACTGAATAGCTCTTGTTTTAGTTCGTCTAGTGTTAGTCCGGTTGCCATAGTTAGTCCTTGTATGATCTATTTATGCTCTGGCTCATCGGAACGGTTCATATATTTAATTCGTATCAATGATGACCGGGGTCATCAGCCCTTCTCTTAGTCTTCGCTTTGCTCAACTAAGTTCGGTCTATTTGTAAAGAAGTAAAAATCATAGGTAGCATATACTTTTGATTCATTCTTAGGCATAGGCGAGTAGATATAAATACCTACTCGCCAAAAAGGTTATTCTTGAGGCCCTGGTACGGGTGCGATAATGAATTCAAAAATTACAGTGGAGGATTGTCTATGTCTCACTGACCCGTTAGGGAATTTGCCGTATTCGCTGTTATGTTAAATCATTGTTCATTAGGAAGATTTAACCAGCCCACGCCCTCTATCGCTATTACTTTGACGCGGCAATGCTTCTAGTAGATTACTCTATCTCAACCATTAAGGTACAGGAAATGTGAACTGCGCAGAGGGCAGGCATTTAAGGCATCCCGAAGGGTAGTCCTGTAAATATGACAATGGCATGTCTTAACTACCGTCACAACGCGGATCGAGGACGGATTAATGGCACACTTCGAGGTGGTGCTACCTATAAGCCAATAACGTAAATAGGGCCGAAGCCCGATTATTTAAATATCGCCTTCTTTACGATTTTCAGATGAGTGAGCATCAAACACACCACCGGGATAGCGTGATTCTAGCTTGCGCACATTCTCGTCAATCACATCATTCGGATCAAGATTCAATGCACGACATGCATTCATCCAATACCAAAATACGTCACCGAGTTCACGTTTCATGTGAAAGACTTCAGCATCAGTTAGCGGCTTGCCTTGAAAAATGATCTTCTTGGGCACTTCAATAAATTCACCGGCTTCGGCGGCTAGACCAAAACATGCAGTAATCAACAAGGGGACATTGATATCAGGTCCGTGTGTATCAGTTGCAGTATCAAAGTTGCCGTCTAGTTGATCTAGACGATTGATAAAAGTTGTCAAGTCGTTGCTTGCTTGGCTTGTTACAGCCTCTACAAAATCCTTGTATTTGTTTAAGTCGATATTCATGTGTTCTTTCAGTTAGGTTAATTCTTTGCGGATGATATTGAAGATAATGTCATTACCCTCATCCGTATAGTGGTTTATTAAGCCGCGGTGCTTAATAAACAGTTTACCGCAGTCAATCATATCTTGAAACTGATAAAGATTATCCCATTCAGAATTGACCATATTAATTACTGTCGCCGTTGATTGGGAAGTAAGCTGATCGATTTTTTCACATATCAGGTTGTGTGTGAAAATTGATGAATCTCTATCAAAGTACCGCTCAAAATAATCAACAATAGGCAATAGATATTTGTCTTTCTTACTATGCTCTTTTATATCAGCATACATTAAATCAGCATTAGAATGAAGTACGTCATTGCTATGCACCGGGTGCTCTTTAACTACTAGTCTAAAGGGACTAGCGTGAGATACAATAACGTGCGTAAAGGTATCAAGATCAACTGATTCAAGCTGCCTATACACTTTATATTCACTACATCCGGCTTGTGCTAAGTTGACCACATGACACTCTTTTGCTAGCAGATTGGGCCATCCCATGACACCCTTATATTTAGGGGTCCAATCCGCAGCAAAACTATCACCGCATATTAATATTTTCTTCATTTAGATGGGCACCTCACACCAAGTCTCGGTACATATGTTTGCGACCTTCTTCGCCCAATACTCGCTCAAAAATCTCATTTGTTCGTTGCATCATAGCACACGCCAACATGAGCAAGTCGTTATGATTATCGGTCAATTGAATTGATGTATCTATGGGTGTCATTAATTCTGACATGCGTTGAGCTATGTCATCGCTCATTAGAATGCCTTCATGATAATCATTTGAGCATTGAATCTGCCGTTCGGGACAGTAGCCACAGATTTAATTTCTTTGAAGTATTTACGCGCAACAGGCTTGCTACCCATAATTTCTTTAAGCTGTTCACCGGGCTTGCGCAGAGTTTTTACTTCGCTAGTAGTAGCATCGAATCCCAACAGCGTATTGCCCTTGACAGTAAACGTCTTTGAGTATTCATCCGCAACGTAGTGATGAAGTTTGC